TTGTCCGTAACCCCCCCCAACACGGTGGGTGACGACGAGGCTGGGCCTGGGCCTGCTGATCCGGTGTGGGCTCGCTGCAAGTGGCTGGATGAGCTGAGGGATGTGCCGGATGGGGCTTGCTGGCCGCGGTTGATGACCGTCCCGCATCCGCAGGCGGCGGGTTCGCTCGTGTCGGAGTGCGCGGGGTGGGCTCGGCGGGAGCTGGAGATCGAGCTGCGGTGGTGGCAGCGGCTGGTCCTGGCCCGGCTGCTCGAGGTGGACGCCCTGGGGAACCTGCTCTGGCTGACGGCGGTGCTGTCGATGCCCCGGCAGGTCGGCAAGTCGTGGCTGCTGCGGGTGCTGGCGATGTGGCGGATCCACCAGCGCGCCCACTTCGGCGAAGAGCAGACGGTGATGCACATCTCGCGCGGGTTGTCGGCGTCGCGGGAGGTGCAGCGGGCGGCGCGGGTGTGGGCGCGCGGGCGCAAGGCGGACGGGTATGGGGCGCGGGAGCAGAACGGGGCGCAGGAGGTGTCCACGCCGGACGGGTCGCGGTGGCTGATCCGGGATCAGGACGGGGTGTATTCGTTCTCGGCGTCGTTGGCGATCGTGGATGAGGCGTGGGGGGTGGACGCGGCGTATGTGGACGAGGGGCTGGAGCCGACGCTGCCGGAGCGGAAGCAGCCGCAGATCGTGTTGGTGTCCACGGCGCACGGTCGGTGCTCGTCGCTGATGGTGGGCCGGCGGGCGGCGGGGGTGGAGCGGCTGTGGGCGCCGGGTAACGGGCTGCTGGTGGAGTGGTCGGCGCCGTCGTCGGCTGAGGTGTCGCTCGAGGCGGCGAGGTTGTGTTCGCCGTGCTGGTCGCGGCAGCGGGAGACGGTGGTGGCGGCGGCGCTGGAGCGGGCGCGCGCGGGTGGGGACCCGGCGGGTGGGGATGACCCGGAGGACGCGTACCGCTCGCAGCATCTCAACCAGTGGCCGCCGGTGGCGACGGGCTTGTCGGTGCGGTCGGAGCCGCTGCTGGAGGAGGGGGTGTGGGCGGGGCTGACCGACTTGACCGTGTCGGCGCCGGCGGTGGTGGCGGCGGTGGAGGACAACTTCGGGCAGGGCTGCGCGGCGGCCGCGGCGGGTCGGCTGGTCGACGGCAGGGTGTTGGTGTGGGGCCAGACGTTCGCGCGGCGGGATGCGGCGGTGGCGTGGTGTGAGCTGCTCGGTGATGGGGTGCGGCTGCTGGCCGGGGCGTCGATTGCTGACACGGTCCCGGGCGCGGTGAAGGCCGGCGGGGCGGAGACGCGCGCGGCGTTGCCGGCGGTGCGAGACCTGGCCGCGGCCGGCGGGATCGTGCACGACGGCGGGAGCGAGCTCGCCGCGCAGGTGGGCGGGTTGCGGGTGTCCCGGTCGGGGCTGGGTGGGCTGGCCCCGGCGGGGCGGTCTCGCTCTGATCTGGTCCGGGCGGCGGCGTGGTGCGCGTATGAGGCGTCCCGGGCGGAAGTCCCGGACGAGGATGCGTTGATCTTCTAGGGAGGCTTGTGATGGCGAGGAACGTGTTCTCCAGGTACGGCCGGGCCCGGTCGGTGGCCCAGTCCGATGAGGCGCCGTGGGAGCCGGCCGGTGAGCAGGACGGTGTGACCTACGGGGAGACGCAGACGCTGGGCGCGGAGCCGGTCACGACTCCGCCGGCCGAGCAGCCGCCGCCCGCGTAGCCGGCTGTGTCCGTCGTCGACCTGGGCGCCGGCCTGGCCACCCGGATGGCCCGGGTGGTGCGGTCGACGATCCTGAACGCCACCGACGGGCGGGATGTGCTGCTCAACTCCCCGGACGGGTGGGAGGTGGAGCAGCCCTGGCTCTGGTACGCGAACGGCGGCGGGGGGCCGTGGGGGCACCCGATCCCGGGGGCGAACAACTACGCGTCGTACGCGACGATCCCGGCGGTGGCGCGGTGCACGGAGCTGATCTGCGACATTCTCGCGGCGTTGCCGTGGCGGGTGCTGCGTGGTGCGGAGCTGCTGCCGACGCCGGAGTGGATCGCGGACCCGCAGGCGCTGCGGATCGATGAGCGGGTGGTCGATCCGGGCAGCGTGCTCGAGTCGCGCTGGTCGTGGATGACGTTCTGGACGCAGTGGCTCACCTCGGCGTTGTGGTTCGGCGACGGCTACCTGTACGTGCCGGCGCGGGACGCGTTCGGGGCGCCGAAGCCGCCGCTGTGGGTGCTGCATCCGCACGATGTGGACATCGTCGAGGGCCGCTACGTGGTCGGTGACGTGCAGATGGGACCAAACGAGATCATTCATCTGCGGGGGATGAACCCGGTGGTGGACGGGCACGGCACCGGCGCGTTCGACAGGTTCGCCGCGACCCTCGGCTACACCCAGACGATCCGGGACTACGCGGCGGGGGTGTTCTACAACGGGATCCCGGCCGGCTACCTGAAGGTCACGAAGGAGGGTTTGGCGCAGGATAAGGCGGACCAGCTGAAGGCGGCGTGGATGGCCGCGCACGGCGGGTCGACGAAGAGCATCGCGGTGCTGAACTCGACGGTCGACTTCCACCCGCTCACCTTCACCCCGGTGGACGCGGCGCTGATCGAGGCGATGACGGCTAACACCACCGAACTGGCGAATGCGTTCGGGGTGCCGGCGTACCTGATCGGCGGGGCGACGGACAACAACACCTACGCGAACATCGAGTCGCGGCGGATGGACCTGACCACGTTCACCTATCTGCCGTGGAGCGCGCGGATCGAGTCGACGCTGGACGCGCAGCTGCCGCGCGGCACCAGCGTGAAGGTTGGGCTGGATGCGTTGCTGCGGGCGGACACGAAGACCCGCTACGACTCGTACAAGATCGCCCTGGAGGCGGGGTTCATGACCGTGGACGAGGTGCGCACCTTGGAGGACCGCCCGCCGCTACCGCGCGAGGAGGCGCTGATCTCATGACCGACCGTGCAGCGTTCCCGTTGCAGTTCCGGGTCATCGACGAGCGGGTCGTGGAGGGCATCGCCGTGCCGTGGGGGGAGACGTCGTTCGTGGCCGGTGACCCGGCCGGGGAGCGGTTCCTGCCCGGGTCGCTGACTCGCTCGGTGCGCCAGCGCGGCACCCGGCTCAAGCTGTTCCGCAACCATGACCACTCCACCGCGATCGGGCGGGTCGAGAAGCTGGACGCGCGGCACCCGGACGGGCTGTGGTCGTCGTGGCGGATCTTCAACACCCCCGCCGGGGACGCCGCGTTGGTGGAGATCGCGGAGGGCGCGCTGGACGCGTTCAGCATCGGGTTCCGGGCGGTGAAGGTGCGCCGCGGCGAAGACGGGGCCCGGGAGGTCGTCGAGGCCGACGTGCACGAGACGTCGCTGGCCCCGCTGGGCGCCTACGACGGGGCCCGGGTGCTGGCGTTGCGGACCCCGCGGACCGGGGCGGATGAGGTGCGGGCGTGGCTGGAGGCGCACCCGCCGCCGGTGCAGGCCCTTGCCCCGCTGCCCGATCTGGGCAGATACTCGCGCCGATAGCCGCGACTCGCCCGACCCGCCCGGAACCCCAGCAGGGGCAGGCACCCGGAAACACTCACGTGGCCACGTGACTCGCCCGGGGGCACCGGAAACACGCGGAAACACTCGCGGACGTTGACCCAACGCGTCCAAGTGAGGTTCCGCTGTGACTGTCTACCTTGATCGCCTCCTGGATGAGCGTGCGTCGCTCACCGGAATCATCACCGGGCTCGCCGACAAGGCCGCCACCGAAGAGCGCGACCTGACCGAGTCCGAGCGCTCCGAGACCGCGCGCCTACAGGAACGCTGCGCAGAGATCGACTCGATGCTCACCGAGCACCACGCGCAGGTCGAGTCCGCCCGCGCGTTCGCCACGCTCCAGTCCAAGCTCGAGGAGCAGCGCGAGACGAAGACGCTGGAGAAGCGCCGGCCGGCGCAGCTGGAGACGACGTCGCCGGGGCAGGCGTTCATCGAGTCGGAGCAGTTCCGTTCCTATCCCGGCCGCGGCATCGGCCAGACGTTCCCGATCGAGAACTTCCTGCCGCTCGGGCTGGAGGAGCGGGCGCTGATCACCACCGCGAACCTGGCCATCCAGCCGTACGTGATGGCCCCGGTCGAGCAGCGGGTGGCAACCCCGTTCCTCGACGTCATCAACGTGGTCCGCGTCTCCAGTGGATCCGTTTCGTGGGTCGTCGTCGGCCCGGACCCGGTCGCCGCGGTCGTGGCTGAGGGCGCCGCCAAGCCGGAGGCCACCGTCACGTTCACCCCCGCATCCGCGGCGCTGGACACCATCGCGCACTGGGTGCAGATCACCCGCCAGGCGCTCGACGACGCGTCGTACATCCGGTCGCTGCTCGAGGGCAAACTCAGGCGGGGCCTGTTCGCGAAGATCTCCGCCGACGCGGTCGCGCTGCTCGCCGCCTCGGGTGCGATCCAGACCGCCACCAACGCCGACATGTCCGCGGCGATCCGCATCGCGGTCGGCAAGGTCGAGGACGCCGGCTACTCCCCGAACGCGGTGGTGCTCAACCCGACCGACTACGCCGCGCTGGACATCGCCAACGCCACCGCCGCCCAGTCCGGGGCGGTGCGCACGAACACGTTCTGGGGGCTGACCCCGGTCCCGTCCGCGAGCGTCGCGGCCGGCACCACCTACGTGGGTGACTTCCGGTCCGGGATGACCCTGTTTGACCGCGGCGTCACCGACGTGTTCCTCACCGACTCGCACTCGGACTTCTTCATCAAGAACATTCTGGTGATCCTCGCGGAGGCCCGGGTGAAGTCGGTGATCGACGAGCCGCTGGCGATCTGCAAGACGGCCGCGGCGTAGTCATGGCGTACATCCCCGGCGGCGGCTATCCGAGCCTCGGCGAGATCCGGTCCTGGATCCAGGTGCCGGCCACGGTGCTCTCCGACGCCGAGCTCGGCTGGGTCGCCGCCGGGGAGCAGACCGCGCAGGCCCCCCTCGACTGGGGCACGGGAGACCTGCCGGACAACGCCCGGCAGGCGTTCATGCGCAGGGTCGCCCGAAGCGTGGCCGCGAAGGGGATCCCGTTGGGGATCCTCGCCGCGGACGCCGAGTACGGCACCGTCCGGCTGTCCCGCTGGGAGCCGGAGATCGACCGGCTCGAGGCTCCCTACGTGGTCCCGGTGATCGCATGACTCTCGACGAGATGCTGGCCCTGCTGCCCGACAACACCGCTGGAGACATCTCTGCGGCGGACATGCGCCAGATCGTCACCGACCTCTACCATGCGGCGCACTCCACCTCCAACGCCTACGCCTACCGCTGGGCCACAAACGGGCAGCCGCCTAGCACCGGGCATCTGACCATGGATCAGCCCTGGCAGTCGTTCGCCACCAAGGCGCTGATCTCCGAGACGGCCGACGACGGCATCACCCCCGGGTTCGCTGTCATCGACGGGGCGGTGGCGGCCCGGGTGTGGCTCACCGCCGGCGCGTCGCAGCTGATCGCGAACGTCACCGGCCCGTCCGTGGACCTGGGCACTTACCGGGAAGTCCCCATCGCGATCGTCTCGATCACCGGGGCACAGCCGTCGAACAATGCAGCCGTCACCCTCTCGCTGGTGGTGGTGGCCGGATGAGCGGCGCCTACTCGAGTGCGTACTCCACGGCGTACGACGTCGGCATGGTCGACCCGGAGCCGGCGCCGATGCCGTCTCCGCAGCGGCAGGCCATCCTCGATGCGCTCGCGAAGGTCGACGGGCTCTCCCCGTCAGCGGCCGCGCCGGCCCCCATCGTCGCCGGGTCGGCATGGCCGGGCTGGTCCTCGAGCACCTGGCTGAACGCGTGCAACGTGATGACCCAGTGGTACGTGTTCGTGGCCCTGCCCAACGGCCACCAGGCCGCCACCGTCGACGCCGGAGACGCGATCGTCGAGGACATCGCCACCGTCCTGTGGCCAGTCGGGAAAGTCGTCCGCGTCGAACCCTGGGCGTGGCCGATGGAACCCGGCCAGCAAGCCGTCCCCGTTCTGCGCTTCACTCTGGAGGTTTGATCATGGCTGTTGAAAGCGTCAGGTTCGGGGTCGGCACGTTCAAGCTCGGCACCGCCCCCGGCACCGACTTCTCCTGCCAGGTCCAGTCGATGGGCCTCAACGTCGACAAGGACGAGGGGGACACGATCACCGTGCTGTGCGGCGACCAGGTCCCCGGGTCGATCACCTACACCTACACCCTCGCCGGCACCGTCCTGCAGGACATCGCCACCGCCTCGGGGCTGGTCGAGTACACCTGGACCAACGCCGGGGAGCAGGTGGCGTTCGAGTTCACCCCGAACACTGCAGGCACCACGAAGGTCGCCGGGACCGTCGTGATCGACCCGCTCTCCATCGGCACCTCCGACGGCGAATTCGGGGACGTGCTCACCTCCGACTTCGAGTGGACCTGCGTCGGCAAGCCCACCGTCACCTGGTCCGTGCTGACCACCCTTGAGGCCGAGGAGCCGGCCGCCTGATGCCCGGGCCCGTCGTCGAGGTCGAGGGCGCCCGCGAGCTCCGCAAGGCTCTCAAGGGGATCGAGGGCGGACTGGATGACCTCAAGGACACCCACAACAAGATCGCCCAGGTGGTGGTGCCGGCCGGCCGGTCGGGTGCCCCGCACCGCACCGGCCGGCTCGCCGGGTCGGTACGCGGATCCGGCACCAAGACCGCCGCCGTCGTGCGCGCCGGCGGCGCCCGGGTCGTCTACGGGGGGCCGATCCACTGGGGGTGGCCGGCCCGGCACATCAAGGGCCAGCCGTTCCTCACCGACGCCGGCCAGCAGACCGAGCCGCAGTGGGTGGCGATCTACGAACACGATGTGCAGCGGCTCATCGACGCCGAGATCTCCAGTAAAGCCAAGACAGGGGTATGACCGTGACCAGCCTCCCGGCCCGCGTGCACGCGAAGGTCACCCTCGACGACGGGCGGGTCTTCGACGCGGCGATCGACAACCGGGACTACGTGCGTTATGACCTGACCCGCGCGAAGGCGGGGTGGCCGCCGGCGCAGGACGCACCGTTCGTGTTCCAGGCGTTCACCGCAGCCGCCGCGCTCATCCGGCAACAGGACGTCGAGGACACCGACCCGGCCGCGCTGATGCAGCGTCTCGTCACCGTCGACGCGGAGGAGACCGAAGACGTGGGCCCTACCGTGCCGGCAGCTGGCAACGGCTGATCGTCGAGCTTGCCGTGGCCACCCAGACCGCCCCGCGTGATTGGTGGGACGAACCCCCCGAGGTGATCCTCACCGCGCTCGCGATCCTCGAGGCGCAGGCCGAAGCGTTGAAACGGGCGCGTCGTGGCCGGTAGCGCGATCCTCGCCATCAAGATCCTGGCCGACGCGAAACAGGCGCAGGCCGGGCTGAAGGACGCCGAGGGCTCCGCCTCCAAGTGGGGGTCGGGGCTGAATAAGGCCGCCGGGGTCGCCGCCGTGGGGTTGGCCGCCGTGGGCGGGTTGATGGTGTCCGGGGCGAAGGCCGCCGCGGAGGACGCACAGTCGCAGGTGATCCTGGCGCAGGCGTTGAAGAACGCGGCCGGCGCGTCGGATGCGCAGATCGCATCGACGGAGGAGTGGATCTCCGCGCAGGGACGGGCGACCGGGATCACCGACGACGAACTCCGGCCCGCCCTCGCCAACCTGGTGCGGGCGACCGGGGACGTGGGGAAGGCACAGAAGGCCGCCGCCCTCGCGATGGACATTTCCACCGCCACCGGCAAGGACCTCGAGTCGGTGTCAATGGCGCTCGCGAAGGCGTACGGCGGGAACACCGCCAGCCTGGGGAAGCTGGTGCCGGGGATCGACAAAGCCACGCTGGCGTCGAAGGACATGGACGCGATTACCGCGGCGCTGGCGCAGCAGGTCGGCGGGTCTGCTGCCGCCGCCGCGGACACCGCCGCCGGCCAGTACAAGATCTTCGAGACCCAGTTGGCGGAGACCAAGGAGGGGATCGGTGCGGCGCTGCTGCCGGTGCTGCAGCAGCTGACCGGGATCATGCAGAAGGTCGCGACGTGGGCCGCGAACAACACGAAAGTGTTGACGGTGCTGGTCGGCGTGTTCGGCACGCTCGCCGCGATCATCGTCACCGTCAACGCTGTCACGAAGGCGTGGACGGCGATTCAGGCGGTCGTGCGGGGCGCGACGCTCGCGTGGGCCGCGGCGCAACGGTTGCTGAACCTGGCGCTGTTCTCCAACCCGATCGGGCTGGTGATCCTCGCTGTCGTCGCGCTGGTCGCCGTGTTCGTCCTGGCGTGGAAGAACAGTCAGACGTTCCGCACCATCGTCACCGGCGCGTTCAACGCCGTCCTGGCTGTGGTGAAAGCCGTATGGTCGTGGATCTCGAGCAACTGGCCGCTGCTCCTGGCGATCCTCACCGGCCCATTCGGGATAGCCGTCCTGCTGATAACCCGCAACTTCGACAAGATCAAAGACGCCGCTCAATCCGTCTACAACTTCATCAAAGGCATCTTCGACAAGATCGCCGCCGCGATCGGCAAGGTCACCTCGCTGATCAAGAACATCCCGAAACCGTCGATCCCCGATCTCAACCCGTTCGGCGCGGCCGCTCCGGCAGCACCCGCGACGGCGGCGCTCGCCGGCCGCAGCTTCGCCGGGGTCGCCCGGGCCCCCGCGAGTCGCAGCGCCGGCACCGCCGGGGTCGTCATCAACGTCAATGGCGCCCTCGACCCGGAAGGCGTCGCTCGGCAGCTGCGCCGCATCCTCGGATCCCACGAAGTCCGGGTCGGCCGCGCCGCCGTGGGCGCGATATGACGGTGGGGACGCACCGCGCCCGGTTCCTCGCCTACGGCGCGACCGGGGACGCAACCGACTTCACCTGCGACGTGGAACGCGCCACGATCCGGCACGGCCGGGATGATCCGACCACCCAGCCCGAAGCCTCGACCGCGACGCTGACGCTGCCGCAGGCCCTGCCGGCGGGGATCGATATCGGCGCCGCCGTCGTCGTCGACACGCAGAACCCGAACGGGGATTGGATCCGCCGGTTCACCGGCACGGTGACCGACCTGCACATCACCCACGACAACGCCACCGACCCGGACACCGGCCTACAGGGGGTGGTGGCGCAGACCGATCTGACCGCGGCCGGCCCGCTCGCCGCGATCGGCAGACGGTACGTCGGGGACGCCCCGTGGCCGCAGGAACTCGACGGGGCGCGCGTCGACCGCATCCTCAAGCTGGTCACCGGCGTGGCCGACGAGTGGGCATACTCCGGGGCGGCCCCGGACGGATGGCAGAACCAAGTGTTCGGGGACCCGTCTGCGGGGCCGATCACCGCGGACGCGACGATGGGCGCGGTCAAGGTCGAATGGCTCGCGGGCAGCATTAACGCGGGTGGAGTGGCGTGGCGCAACGCCCTCGCGCTGGTCGCCGGCGTCATTTACACCGTCGTCGCGGAAGTGTACGTGCCGACCGGGATGCCCGCCGTCGTCGTCAATGACTTGTTCACCCTGAACGGGGAAAGCGCGCAGCCGGCGGAGCAGTGGCAGACGATCACGTTGACGTACGTCGCCCCCGCTGCGGGGGACCGGGCGTTCGGGATCGCGATCGACTTCTACGCCACCGACGCGGCGCGTCCCGCCGGCCAGTTCTGCTACGTCCGCAAGTTCCGCGTGTCACAGGCCAACGTCCCCTCGCGGGGGATCATCGACCCCGGCACCGTGCAGATCCTCGCCCGCGACGTCGACCGGCAGCCCGCCCAGCAGCTCGCCCGGGAAGTCGCCGTCGACGCGTCCGGGATCCTCTGGGAAACCCGCGACGGGCTCCTGTCCTACGCCGACGCGGTGCACCGCCGGGGAACCCCCGTAAACGCCCTTCTCGACGCCTGTGACGTCCTCATGTCCCCGACCTGGGCAAAGACACTGGAGGG